CTTGTCAGTCAGTTCTTCCGTGGATTCAGCGAGACCGTCCATGCTGTCAGATGCACCGTCTGCGGCTTCACCTTCTGCGTCTAAGCCTTCGACGGATTGTTCCAGTGTCTGCTGATTGTCTTTTTCCGCGTTGATGACATCGCCGAGTTTGTCTTTCTTTTCCTGCAGGCGTGCCGCTGTGGTTTCCAGATGCCCCGCAGATTCCTGTTCAAGCCTGTTTGCTTTTTCCAGTTCTGTTTCTGCATCTTTCACCTTGCCGGTCTGCAAATCGATTGCGTCAGAAAGCAGCTTGTACTGGTCGATTTCGTTCGCGCTCAGTGCATTACGTTGTTCCACCAGGTCATTGAGTTTTTCCTTTGCTTCTGATAATGCTGATTCGGCTTCTACGGCATTTGCCGCTGCCTGTCCCCATGCCGTATACAGTTCCTGTATCGCAGACTCCAGCGCCTGATACATCGCCACTTCTTTGGCGGTATCAAACCACTTTTCAAGCTCTTCCTTGCTTGCAGTCAGTTCACCGGTCTGTGAATTCCAGGCTTCTGCCAGACCTTCCACGGATGTCCCCATCGTCTCAATCATTGCGTTGATTTTTGACTTTGTGAAAGCATCTGTGATTACATATGTCTGCCTGACGGAATCCTCGACACGTCCAAACTCTGTCGTGATCGTGTTCAGGTCGATCTGTCCGGACTGGAGTTTTTCCACTTCCGTTTCAAAACTCTGGACTGATCCCGTTGTGGCGTCGAAGCAGGTGATGATTGCCTTCGTACCGTTCTCGATTCCGAGCCCTTCCACGGGGATCTCAATGTTCCCGAAGTCTCCTATCTTGACGGCAACCTCATCGATTTTTTGACCAACATCGTCGAAGTATTCTATTACAGCGGTCTCTTCGCCTTCTACACTGGCCGTGTCGATGCCATGTTCCGCAAAGGTCTTGAGCCTTTGTTCTACACCCTCGACTGCAGTTGTGATGTAGCCGATATTCTCTGTAATCGTGCCGACAGAAGATGTAATCCCATCTGTGTGAAATTTCAGTTCCGCGCCATCCACTGTGGTTTCAAGACCTGCGACTTTTTCCCCTGCATCGTTAAAGCAGGTTATCACGACATTGGTTCCTGTTTCCACGTTTGCAGTGTTTATCGTGGCGTTTCCAAACTCATCCAGAGCGCCCCTCGTCTCGCCTATTTTTGCGCCGTCTTTATCAAAATATTGCGCAACAAGCGTTGTTCCCGCCTTGATGGTTCCGGTCTTGATTCCATCCTTGCCGAACATTTTGATAATATCTTCTGTGGTAGTGGCGCTTTCCCCGAGCGGCTTAAAACCTTCTTCTATCGTTCTTCCGGTAGTATCTACAATCCTGTAGTATCCATCGCCGAGGTCAATCTTGTTGAACTGTCCGCACTTATCGAGGATGTCTGAAAACTCCTGCTTGTAGACTTCCATCTCAGCAACTTTGTTTTCAGCTGTCGTGACAGTCTGCTGTGCGTGCTGGATGGACTTCTCTACTTCCTCATTGGACTTCTTAACGCTGTCAATGAAGGACTCCAGTTCCGTCTTCTGTGGAGTGAGCAAGTCTGTAATACCGTTGATAAATCCGGTTGCAATCTCCACGACACTCTGGAGCGGACCAGAGAAGTAATTGTAGAGTGCGATTCCGAGGCCTTCCACGGCAGAGTTAAACAGTGCAATCTTCCCCTGCAGATTGTTGTTCATGGTGTCGGCCATTCTGGATGCCGCACCCTCGCTGTTATAGATTGCTGTGGCAAGATTGTCGAAATCGCTTTCACTGGAGTTTATGACCGCCAGCCAGCCGGACATTGCGTTCTTCCCGAAGATTGCCGCCACTGCTGCCGCCTGTTCGGATTCCGACAGACCGCCCAGTCTGTCCTTCAGGTGCAGCATCAGGTCGTGGAAGGTAAGCATCTTTCCGTCAGTGTCTGTGACGGATATGCCGTATTTTTCCATGGCGTCACTCGCCTGTTTGGACGGCTTCACAAGGTTTGTAAGACCGGCTCTCAGCGATGTACCGGCCTGACTTGCCTTGATACCGGCATTTGCCATGAGGCCGATTGCAAGCGAGGTATCTTCCATGGAATATCCCAGAGCACCGGCAACAGGAGCGGCATACTTAAAGGTCTCGCCCATCATGGCAACATTGGTATTCGCGTTGGAGCTTGCCGCCGCCATGATGTCTGCCAGCCTGCCGGATTCCCCTGCTTCACGTCCAAATGCCGTCAGAGCGTCTGTCACAATGTCTGAAGTCGTTCCAAGATCTTCCCCCGATGCCGCCGCGAGTGCCATGATTCCGTCAAGGCCGGCAACCATGTCTTTGGTTTTCCAACCGGCCATTGCCATATACTCAAGCGCTTCTCCCGCCTGAGACGCCGTAAACATCGTTGTACGACCCATTTCAGACGCTTTAGCCGCAAGCTGTTCTGCTTCTGCCGCGGATGTGTTGGCAATGGCCTGCACTTTAGACATCTGCGCTTCAAAGCTGCTGCCTACCTGTACAACGTACTTTGCGGCGTCAATTGCCTTTTGACCGAGCGCCTGCAATGCGTCACCGGCAAGGTCGACGACTTTATTCTTTATCATGTCCCCGAGGGACACGGAAAGCTTGCCGGACTCGCTTGCGGCCTTCCCGGCATCCTCTGCAAAATCCCGGTAATCATCACTGGCATCGTCCGCGGCGTTCCCGGCCTTGAGCATTGCCTGTTCGTTTTCACGCAGTTCCGCATCGCATGTTCTCAGTGCGCTCTCAGCGTTCCTGATTTCGCCTGTCCAGGTGTTCGTCCTGGTCTTCGCGGTATTGACCACGGATGTCTGGCGGTCGACAGCATCCTTTAAGGCGTCAACCCGTTCCTGCTGTTTTTTGAAGGCTTCAGAGTTTTCGCCAGTCTCTTTTCTGAGGCGTTCCGCCTCTTCTTTTGCTTCCTTGTATTCCTTTTCGAGGTCGTTAAGTTTAGTCTTCTGTTTGTCGTACTGTTCGTTGGCATTCTGCAGACCTCGTTTCGCCGCATCGAGCTGATCTGTCAATGCCTTCTGTTTGCTCCGCAGAGCTTCTTGTTTCGCTGTGTAATCCTGCAGCGTCCCCTTGCCTGATTTTATCGTATCGTCAAGCGTCTTCAGGCTATCTTTGTACAGCTTGACTTCGTCCTTGCAGGCTTTTAACGCCTGCTTAAACTCTCTTTCGCCGTCGAGAGCTATTTTTACTCCTATTTTCGCAGCCATTAAAGCCCTCCTAACGCAAAAAGGGAGTGAAAATGCAAGCTAAACTCTTACACTTTCACCCCCTTTAAATCACGGCAGATCGTCGATGTCTGCCACCTTGTCTTTTTTCTTTAGTCCGTTATCGTCCAAGTACTCTGTCCACAGACAGTAAAACTCCTTCGGCGTCATGTAGAGCATGTCTCTTTTACTACATCCGAGGTAGCGCATTCCTCTGTATATATCCCGTGCAACATTCATCGGTTCCGGTGTTGCACGGTTCAGGCGTTTTTTTCATCATCCTCATCGACCTGAGGATTGCTTTCATTCCATGACGCAATTATGGCCTGTACTATCTGCTCATCGTTGTATTTGTCTACGAGAAATCCAAGCTGTTTTCTGGTGTACGTCTTCAGGTCGCACTTTCCATCAAAGTATTTCTTCCGCTCGACTTCCGTGTTCAGAAGAGTTTCCAGCAGGAAAAGCACGCTTTTCGCAGTATAGTGTTTGACATCCGTCCCGCCGACGTTGGAAACGCCAAACATGCTTTCCAGCGCCGCAATGGGATGAGCGCCGTACTGATCCTGTACTGCGTCAATGACTGCATAGTCCCAGTAAAGGTTACGCTCCTCACCGTTAAAGATGAGGCGCGCCCCTTTGGTCTGAATATCACTCATATATCATCACCCTGTATCAGGCCGAAATTCCGGCAAGGTCGTCGATCCAGGCTTTTGCCAGCGCTTCAGTATCGAACACTTTCCTCTTCTTCCAGTTTCCGTCTTCCGGAATAAGGATCTCGCCTTCCACGGAAACATGGTTGAAAGTGATGGTCTCCTGCTTCGTGGAGTTGTCATCGTTCGGTTCGTGGAACTTGACAAGGCTGTACCATTTGCCTACCCACTTACTGCCGGACTTTCCGACAGCACCGACGCCAATAAACGGCGCTACGTCATCGGCATTGTAGGTGATCTCGCCTGCATTGTCTCCGGACTCTGCTTTTTCGTGACCAAGCAGGAAGGTGTAGATGTCATCCTCATCACGGTTGAGCTCTACTGTCAGAGTACCGCCAGTGATACCGGACTCTTCGTCCACTGCCCTGTCATCGCCCCAATCTTTCTGGCTGTTTACGTTCATCGCGCCGTTGAATCCGGCAACAGGAGAAATCCACTTGCCGTTAGAATAGCTGATGGTTCCGTCCTGTGCCACGGTCGCCGTTGCAAAAACTGCATATCTGATACCTGTCTTTGCCATATGTTAATCCTCCATTTCATACTCGTTTTCGATTTCACATTCGAACACCAGGTGTCTGAGCCTGTCTGCGGTGTCCGTAACGTCCTGCACAGATGGAGGCGTGAAACCTGCAGATATAAGTGCACGCCGTATCAATTTTTTCGTCCGCAGGTAACTCTTGTCCATCGGGCAGATGTAATGGATCTGCATATACGCTACATACGCCTGCGCTTCATCGTCCCCGGTATCCCCGGCAGAATCATCCGCGTAATTGAATGTAAAATACTCGTCTTTTTTGCCCTCATATAGATTTTCCGCAACCGGCAGGTTAAACGGTTTGAGGGCTGTAGTAATAATTTTGCTTACACTATCCAACCGTGTCCCCTCCTTAATCCGCAATGCGGTTTACTTCGGATGTCAGGATCTGCTCGAGCTTTTCCTCGACTCTGGCTTTTGCCGTGTTTACTGCACGCTGTCTCCACGGTCTGGGTGCGCTGTGTGGACTGCCATTCACGGTTGTGCCGTATTCCAGGAACGCGCCTTTGGCATAATTGTTTGTGCCTTTATCGTCGTATCCGGTAGGACGTACCACTGTATAGCTTCCCCATTTATTATTTTTGGCTTTCGTGGCCTTAAATGACTCTGAAAGAGCGCCAGTCTTCTTGCTCACGGCTTTGGACGCAGATTCCACAAGGATAGGTGCAGCACTGTCGAGAGCTTTCAGTGTGATGTCCTTCATTTTCGCGTCCAGCAGATCAAACATCTTATCCAGATCCTCAAATCCGTTAATCTCCGCTCTCGCCACGTGCCTCACGCTCCTTTATCTGCGTCCATATTTCCATGTACTCTTTATTGTCCCCGTACGGATTAATGTACAGGATGTTGTGGTCGATGCCTTTGTAGCGCACGACCATGGATGCATTGATTTCCACAGGCGTGTACCTGATCAGAAACCGCTTGCGTGCTTCTGACAACTCAGTGCCTGCCTTGATGAGTTCCGTTCCGCTTGTGTTGGAAATCTTTGCCCAACACGTACGGACAATGACCTCATCTTTCACTTTGTGGCCTTCATCGTCATAGGT